AAGTGAGTACATTTTTCACTGTACTTAGAGGCCATTTTATTTGTTTTTCGTTATATAACCATTTGTTAACTTTGTGCATGCTATTTGTTTTTAGATAAGTGTCGAAAATATCTTTGATTAATTCAATTCTATCTTCTAATAATTTTAAATAGGTAGCCTTTTTCCCTTCTTCTTCAACTCTTGTAATTGTGTAGCCAAATGGTTCTTTGCCACCGCTCCATTTACCAAGTTTAGCGAGTGATTTCATGTTATCTTTAACTCGCTGCCTTATATTTTCTCTTTCCATTTCTGCAAAACTAGCAAGAATCATCATTATTAATTTGCCAAGAGGTGTGCTAGCATCAAATCCCTCTGTGACACTAACGAGTTTAATTCCTAATTTATCAAGACTGTCATATATATTAACAAAATCTACTACGTTTCTTGCAATCCTGTCTATTTTATAGCAGGCAATAATATCAAATTCTTTATTTTTGGTTTTGCTTAACATAAGTTTAAAGCCTGGTCTATTTGTGTTCCCCCCAGAAAAACCTTCATCTTCAAATATTTCAAACTCTATATTTTTTTCACGTCTTAGAAAATACTCTTTACAAATTTCAATTTGATTTTTAATACTATCCCCCTTATCTGTTTCAAGAGATTTTCTAGAATAAATTGCTACTTTCATAGTATCCTCCTTATTTATTAAGCAACATAACTTCTATTTCTATTTTTGCAGCTTCCTTTATCAGATCCCATGCTTCATTAGGAATATTTTTGCTATCTGTAATTTTGCCGCTACTTATCAATGCAGTGAGAACTTGCTCAATAGAAGACAATACAGGCCTATTATCAAAATATTTATCAACTTCTTTTTCATCAAACCAGTATTCAGCTGATGTTCCAAAGAAGTCTGCTAATTTAGTTGCGGTTCGCTTGCTTGCTACGCGGCGGCCACTTTCTATATCGCCAATTACGCTTGTAGATATACCCAATTTAGTAGCGAGTTGTTGCTGAGTTAGGCTTTTTTTATCCCTAGCATCTTTAAGCCTTTCTGAAAATATAGTCAAAACAATCACCATCCTTGGTTATATTTTACGATATATAATATCGCATTTCAAGATAAATCGGAGTACATTTTACGACTTATATCGCAAAATGCGATATAATGAGCATTGCAAAGCTTATGCAGTATAATTGATTATTTTAATTGAATATAAGAAAATTTAAAAGTTTAATTTTATCGCGAAACGCGATATTATGTATTTACAGGAGGTGAAACTTATGACGAAGTTAAGAGAAGCAAGAGAGAATGCAGGGCTTAGAAGGGAGTTTGTAGCAGAAAAATTAGGTATAAGTCCAGACCATTTAAGTTTAATAGAAAGGGGCAAGAGAACATCCTTATCGTTAAAAAGAATAGCAGCTCTTGCTAATCTCTACAATATTCCATTTGAAGAGATGGCAAGAGCAGCGTTAGAAACAGCAAAGGGGGCTGAAAAGATTGAGTAAAAAAGAAATATTAGCATTTGAGGAGGCTCTTAAGATGAAGTTAGAACGATATGTAGGTGAAAAAAATGAAAAAAGAATCAGAAATAACGGTAAAGATAACAAATAGGAGTGGCAGAGATATAAATAAAGTTTTCACGGAGCTGGTGATAAGGTTCTATTTAGAAGGAAAACTCAAGATAGACGAAAGTGATACACATCAATAAGTATCTTATAAGCATATTTAAAACATACACATCCAAGAATTTCTTTAGTGCCGCAATGGCGTACAAGTATTAAATATTAGGAGGTATAACAAATGTTAGCAGCAGGAACCGTAAAAGGCTTTGAAAAGCTAAACAAAAATGCAGATATGTTTAGAAAATTTCTAACCAACTTTTATAACTCTTGGGGCTTGGAAACAAGAGAAACAATAGAGCCAATTAGTGTTAAGTATGTGAAAGATAGCGAAGGCGCGTATCTTAAATTTGACTATAAGATTGATGGAAGAAAAGAATGGCTACATGTTACTGGACCAAATACATGGTATTAGAGAAGGAGGTAATCAAAATTGGAAAAAGATAAATTTGTAATAAAACCACAAGTAAAAGGGGACGGGTTCAAGCCAATGTTAGTTGATGTTGCAACCCATGAGCTTCTTTCGCAAATGAAAGAAATGACAGGGGTAAGCATGACTAGGCTAATTGAAGCAAGTGTTAACTTTGCTTTTGAAAGGCTTGAAATTAAGGAAGATTAAAAGAAGAAAAGGAGGAATGGGCTTGAAGCATGGAATGAAACCTACTCTTAAAGAAAAGAAACTTATACAGAGAGAAGGACATAAGCCTAGGGACTTTTTAAGAATCAAAAGGGACACAAAACAATATGAGTTTTTGCAAAAGTATACAGGCAAAATACTGACAATAGGGAGGGATTAGAAATGGAAAAAGCAGCAATGCTAGAAAAGCAGAAAAGGTTATTCGGTAGGCTTACTAAGGAATTTTATACCAGAAAGGAAATTATGGACACTTTAGATATGCCTTATCTAGAAACAATAGAACTAACTAGAAATATCAAAAGAACTCAAAAGGGATTCAATAAGGTAGATATTGTTATTGCTCTAATGGGTGGAGCTCTCTATGCAAATTAAATTTTAGAAAGGTGGTGAGGTCAATGTTGAGAAAGCTATTAGAAAGGAGAATAGGTCAACTTAGTAATTCAGAATTTGCAGAAATTATGGAAGCAACTACAGATGATATTAAATTCAATCACATAAGCTTTAAAAGAAAAATAGAACTACAAGCGGTTTTAGATATAGCAGCAAGGTGCGCAGTCACATTTAAAAGATGTGCATAAAAAAGAACCCTTTGGCGAGGGTCCAAGGTAAAAAATTAATTAAATATCCAATTCAAGTATAAGAAAGATTGGGGGAATTGTAAAGAATGAATAAGAACTTAGCAAAATTAGAAGGTAGCCTAACTACTTTGATAAATATTCATTTAAGAAGTTCAGAGAGGGCTAAAGATATATCAAATAAAATTGTCCATAAAGCTTTTACTGAAGAGCTAGAGGATCTCCTAGAAATGGTTATAGATATGCAAGGCACAGAAGAAAGCAAACAACCTATTACGGTAGTTCTAAGTAATAACAATGATGAAGTAAACAAGCTAAAGAAATATATTCGGGAGCTTGAAGATAGCTGCGAAAATATGTGTGAAGTTGAAAGGAATCTTCGCAAGCAAATTTTGCAACTAAAAGACGATAATCGGATGTTTCAGGAAGTTTGTAATGGATTGAAAGAAAAATTAGGGAGTATGGAGGAAACTCATGTTATCAAAAATACTACAAAATAGTATATATAGCTTCATGGAAGAAGCTGAAAAGCTAGAAAAATCATTAATAGATAAAGATAAAATTATACAGAGAATTGTTACTAAATGCGAGCTTGCCTTGATACACAAAGATTTAATGGCCCTTGAAGAAATAATTGAGGAATACAAAAATGAAATTTAGTTGAAATTTGATAATTCAAGAAGGTGACCAGCATATGGGAGAAATTAAAGCCATGAGTATGCCTTACAGAAATTTTAAGCATAGAATTAAGCTTACTAAAAAATATGAAAAAAATTATCACATAGAGAACATGGATGGCTATTTGTATATGGTTAGGAGGGACAGGCAGTGTTGAAGATTATATCCTTTTGCATAATGTTCGGAATTGTAATTGGAGCAGTTGTCGTATTAGACATAATCGCTATAAAGAAAGCAAATAAAGTTAATTTAGATAGACCAGATTTAATAGAAGTAGAGAAAAGATAGTGAAAATAAATCAATAAAAAGTAAAGTGGAGGTATTGAAAAATGCAAATTAAAATTGAAAATTTAAAGATAGTAAATTTTAAAGGCATAAAAGATTTAACTATAGATTTTGGAAAGGTTACTAATATTAGTGGAGAAAATGGATTAGGAAAAACAACTATCCAAGATGCGTTCACATTTCTTCTATTTGATAAGGATAGTAAAGACAGTAGCAAATTTGATGTGCAGCCACTAGATAAAAACAATAACCCTATACACAATTTAGAGACAGTCATAGAAGCTACATTAAAGGTAGATGGCAAGGAATTGATTTTAAAGAGGGTTTACAAGGAAAAGTACACGAAGGTTAGAGGTACATCCAAATTAGATTTTAAAGGGTATGAGAGTGAGTATTATGTAAATGAAGTACCTCACAAAGTAACAGAATATAAAAAGTATATAAGTGAGCTGTTGAATGAAGATGTTTTTAAATTAGTTACAAATCCAGTGTATTTCTCTAGCTTGGAGAAGAAAAAAAGAATGGATATTATAACCGAAATAGTAGGGGATCTAGATAATATGGCGGTACTGGATGCAAAAAAAGATCTTGAGCCATTAAGGAAGCATCTATCAGAATATACCGTAAATGAATTTATGAAGGTGATAAGAAGTAAGGTAAACAAGTTAAAAGAAGATAGATGCAAATTACCTGTAAGAATTGATGAAGCCAACAAAAGCATACAGGAGTTTGGATTTGAAGCACTAGATATACAGAAAAGGGGTATTGAATCTGAAATTAAAAGCATTGAAGATCAGCTTCAGGATAAGAGCAAAGAAAATGAAGGCCTATATAATTTAAAATCTGAATTAATGAAAAAACAGTCTCAGTTATCAGAGCTTGAGCATAAGCTTAATTCCGCTAAGAATAAGCCAAGAGAAATATTAGAAAGCGACATAAGAACAAAAGAATGTACTATAAGGCATTTAGATGCTGTTATAGAGGAACTTGAGCAATCTATAGATATAAAAAAGAGTAGGATCAATTCAGTATTGAATCCTAAAAGAATTTCATTACTGGAAACATATAAGGAAATTAAAGCATTAAAATTTGAATTTAATGAAGATAGCTGCACTTGTCCAACTTGTAAAAGAAAGTTTGAAACTGATGATATAGAGGCTAAGAGATTAGAGTTAGAAGAAAACTTCAATCTAGAAAAAGCTAAAAAAACAGAAAGAAATGTTGCTGAAGGTAAATCAAATAATGCAGAGATAGAAAAGATTAATATAGAGATTGTAGATTTAGAAGCAAAAATAGAAGAACAAAAAGGAGTCCTTTCATCAATCCAAAAATCATTAAATCTAAAGAAAGAAGAATTAGAATCATTTAAAACTTCACCAGTAGAAGAATCACCGGAAATAATATCTATAAAAAAAGAAATAACAGTTTTAGAGGATAAAATAAAAAATTTTAAAGTGGCTGATGCAGCAGACTTAAAATCCAAAAAAGATGAATTGCAATCAAGCTTGAGAGCACTAGAAAAGCAACTTGCATTTAAGGAAACCAATGAAAAAACTAGAAAAAGAATTGAAGTGCTAGAAGCGGAAGAACTCAAGTTATCTGAAAAAATAGCAGATCTAGAAGGCTTGGAAATGTTATCAGAGGACTTTATAAGAACAAAAGTTGCACTACTGGAAGAGAATGTCAATTCTAAATTCAAATATGTAACTTTTAAAATGTTTAGAAATCAAATCAATGGAGGATTGGAAGAGGTTTGCGAGCCTTGTGTAGATGGTGTGCCATTTACTAGTAACTTAAATACAGCTGCTAGGATTAATGCTGGACTGGATATTATAAATACATTATGCAGCCATTACGGTGTCAATGCTCCTATATTCGTGGACAATAAAGAATCCGTAAATAAGACAATTAATGTAGATAGCCAAGTAATTAATTTGATAGTGAGCAAAGATAAGAGTTTGAAAGTGGAGGAAATATAAATGAGTGAAAAAAGTAGTGCAGTAACATTATTGGAAAAAGAGATGGTGTACACAGTTGGTGAGGAAGAGGTAAAACTGACTGCCAATATAGTAAAGTCCTTTATAGCTAGAGGAAACAAGCAACTAACAGATAAAGAGGTAGTTGTTTTCATGAACCTTTGTAAGTATAGAAAGCTTAATCCATTCTTGAACGAGGCATACCTTGTAAAGTTTGGAGATGAAGCGCAAATAGTTGTTGGAAAAGAAGCTCTTATGAGAAAAGCAGAAGAAAGCCCACGTTATAAAGGGCATAGAGCAGGAATAATTGTTGCAAGAGAAAAAGAAATAATAGAGTTAGAAGGATGCTTCAGACTTCAAACAGACGTTTTAGTTGGTGGATGGGCAGAAATATTTGTAGAAGGCAAAGAATACCCAGTGGTTGCAAAAGTTGCACTAGCTGAATACAACAAAGGACAGAGCACATGGAAGAATATGCCTTCAACAATGATCCGTAAAGTTGCATTAGTACAAGCCCTTAGAGAGTCGTTTCCTACGGAAATAGGTGCATTATATTCTAAAGAAGAACTAGGAATAGATGAAAGCAAAATAGTTAATATACCTCAAGAAGTTAAAGAAGAGATAAAAAACGAAGCCAATAAAGATTTTATAGATATTAAGACAGATAAAATACCAGCAGTTGATGCCGAGATAGTTTCGGAGAAAGAAGAAGAAAATGAAAGCCCTTATTAAAGTTTTAGCATCAAACAGTTCTGGAAATTGCTACATTATCCAGGCAGGAGAAGAAAAACTTGTCCTAGAGTGTGGATTAGATTACAAAAGTATCCTTAAAGGATTAAATTACAGTATAAAAGGTGTGGTTGGGTGTCTAATATCCCACCAACACCTGGATCACTGCAAGAGCTTTAAGAAAATATTTGAGAATTTCCCGAAAGTAGTTGCTCCGGTAGAAGTATTAGAAAAATTTGAGTGTAGGCATCTTAGAAAAAGCAAAATAGCTACACACTTAGAAGTTTTTAAATTAGGTGCTTTCACTATACTACCTTTCAATTGTCAGCACACAAATACAGATAGTTCAGAGTGTGTAAATTTAGGATATATGATACAACATCCTCAAATAGGTAAAATACTATTTGCGACAGATACCTACTATTTAAAGTACAAATTTAAGGATATAGACCACATCCTAATAGAGTGTAATTACTCAGAGAAAAATATTGAAGCACTAGAGCTACATGAACAAAGAATTTTCAAGTCTCATATGAGCTTAGAGACTTTAAAAGAAACTTTAAAAACTTGGGATTTGTCATCTACGAAAACAATAACTCTCATACATTTATCACACGGTAACGGAGAGCCTGAGCGATTCAAGAAAGAGATAGAAGCATTAACTGGTATACCCACTTACATTGCAGTAGAAGGATTAGAAGTGGATTAAAGAGGAGGCAACTATGAAAGATATACAAGAAGTTAAAGAAAAAATTATTAACCTTTTAAATGATACAGAAAGAACCGGCATGCCAAGATTAATTAAATATCTCGAGGAAAGCGACTTCTTTGTCGCTCCTGCCTCCACAAAATATCATGGTAACTACGAAGGTGGGCTTGCCGAACATAGCTTAAATGTATATGAAATATTTAAGAGAAAAAACATAGAATATGATTTTGGATTAAGTGAAGACACAATGAAGGTTACTGCACTGCTCCATGATGTATGTAAGATTAATTTTTATACTGTCTATGACAAAAATGTAAATATTGCAGGACCTGGCGAAAAGCCTAAATGGGTAAAGCAGCCAGCATTTGGAGTAAATGATTTAATGCCTATAGGACATGGAGAGAAAAGTGTTATTATTCTTCAACAGTTCATGAAACTCAGCAAGGAAGAAACAATTTTAATCAGATGGCACATGGGAGGATATGAGCCTAAGGAAAATCACAATAATGTAAGTGCTGCTTGGAATATGTACAAGGCTGGTGTGGCGCTTCACACTGCAGATTTAGAGGCCAGTTATATTTTAGAAGAACATAAGGAACCAGGAGAAGATAAGAACCAAGTTAAATTTAATAAATAGGGGTGAGAAAGTGAATAAGATACATCTTGTAGGGAGATTAACGAAGGATCCAGAGTTAAGGTTTGCTCCAGGGACCGGAACTGCAATAACAAAGTTTACTTTAGCAGTTAATAGACCAAGGTTAGATAAAAATAAGCCACAGGAAGCAGATTTTATAAATTGCGTAAGCTTTGGGAAAAGAGCTGAGGCAGTAGCAAACTATGTTCAAAAGGGGCACTTGTTCTCAGTTAGTGGAAGGTTGCAAATCAATAAGTATTCAGATAAAGATGGCAACAATAGGTGGAGTACTGATGTACTAGTTGAGGACTTTGAATTTCTACAATCTAAAGGAAGTGGAATAAGTAATAACTCCAATAATAGCCAAGCATCTAATTCCAATGCACCGGAATATGATGATGATATTACTCCAATCGACGATGGTGATATACCTTTTTAGCGGAATATTAGTAGAAAGCGACATATTGAAAGGAGTGTAAACCATGAAAGCATATCAATGTAGCAGATGCGAAAACTTACAGGACTATGATGATTATTGTAATTGCTCTTTAGAAATTGATATAAGACCAAATCATAGGGAAAAGGGCAGTACTAAACTTTGCAAAGAAAATTTTAAACCACTTAAAGAAGAAAAACAATGGCATGAGAAATTTAGTTGGGAATGAGTCGCAAAATTAATGAAAGGCGAAGGGAAATGATAAATGATTAAACTATTTGTATTCCCAAAAGTATGCTTTTCTACTGGTTATAAGTGTATTAAATGCACTTTATATTGTCGCATATATCTTGAAAATAATAGTAATGTAATTATCAAAGCCGCTGATAATCTTAAATTTATAACTTATAAAAAGTGATTAGGATTTTTAAAATCGGTATATTTAAAAATGGATGATGAAACAAAGGAAGTGAGTAAATGCAAGTACAATATAAATTTTCAGAAACAGAAATAAAGAAGCTATTAAAAGAAAACATAGTTATTTTAGTGGATACTAGGGAGCAAGAAAATAAGCACATTACAGACTTCTTTGATAATAAAGGTATAAATTATATATCAAAGAAGTTGGATGCTGGAGATTATAGTATAAAGCTTACCACAAGAGAAGATATGGGAATACAGAGAGATATGTATTTCCAAATATCTATAGAGAAGAAAAATTCAGTTGATGAATTAGCCTCAAGTATCAAGGAGCGGACAAGATTTGAGAATGAATTTATTAGGGCGCAGGCTTCAGGAACTAAGTTTTATCTATTAGTCGAAGAAGCTAACGGATATGAGAACATACTAAAGGGCAATTACAGGAGCATGTATGAAGCAAAAGCATTCATGGCCAGCCTAAAAGCTTTTGAAAGTAGATACAACTTTGGGACCACATTCTTAGATAAGAAATTATCCGGAGACTTTATTTACAGGACCTTATTATATGGACTAAGAGAATACTTATTAAAATAAGGAGTAATTTTTATGATTGTATATCATGTAACAAGTTATAAAAAGTTGCAGAAATATCTTAATACAGGACATATAAAGCCACCTGTTCGTGCGTGGGAAAATATCGAACAAGCAGAAAGGATGAGCATTTCTACAGGGAGAAAGATAATATTGAGATTGAAATTTCCAGATAATGCTGAAAAGTTAGAAGGGCATTTTAATAAAGCAAGAGTATTAAGACAACCATATATTTTGAATAGTATGTGATGCACAATACATTAACAGAAACTAAAGATAAATATAAAAAAGCTGTATCAGGGCTTATCAATAAAATGTTAGAAACATTATAAATTATTTCATTCTGACCAAGGAAGAAGGTGAGAAATTTGAATGAGTTGCAGGACATAGACTTAAAAGAACTAATTGAACGAGAAACTGGAGAAAGGTTTAATAGGCAGGGGTACATCAAGTGCCCCTTCCATATAGAAAAAACACCTTCACTGTCCGTAAAATTTTATCCGGATAAGAATAAATACAAGTTTAAATGCTTTGGCTGTGATGAGGTTGGGGATGCAATAGATTTCATTATGAAACTTAAAGGTATTACCTATATTGAAGCAAGAGAGTACCTGGGACTTACAGTAGAAAAGAGTATCCAGGAGGAACAGGAAGAAAAGATAAAAAGTTATATAGAATGGGAGTTATCTAAATTCAGAAAAGGGCAGGAGCTTCTAGGGATTTTTACTTTTATAAATAAAGATAATAATCCAGCATATTTTAAAGGTAAATTTAAAGATGCGGATGGTAGTAAAAGCCTTTCATATTATCATATAGAGGACAATAAAGTAATCAATAAACGTGGCTCAGATGAGATTCCATATAACTTATATAAGGTTATTCAAGGTATAAAAGATGGTAAAACTATAATTGTATGTGAAGGCGAAAAAGATGCTAATACAATAAATTCTACGTTTAAAGGACATGAATATATTGGAACATCTGCAAAAGGAGTAAAAGATTTAGGATCGCTTGAAGATGCAAAAATCTATGTGTGCGGAGATACAGGAGCAGCTGGAGAAAAATATAAATGGGAAATCCATAAGAAAGTATTTTCTTTATCTAAGTCTTTTAAATTTATAAATCTTCTAGGTATAAAGAACCTTGGAGATAATAAAGACGTTACAGATTGGATGGAAGCTGGACATTCGAAAAAAGATTTACTTGAAGCATTCGACAGGTCCTTAGATTTAAAGACAAAGAAAGAGCTACAGCAAAATAGGAAAGGCATATACAAGATTGCGTACAAAGGAAAAGGCGATGATGCACAAGAATATCAAAAATACCTAACTAATTTTCAGATACTTGAAGCAATTAGGATAAGTTTTATAGATGAAGATAAAGAAGGTATAAGATTAGTGTTAAAGTCTCCTACAAATAAAACAATTGAGAAGATTGGTGATGCAACAGTTTTTGATGATACTAAAAGTTTTAGGAATTTCTTGGGCACTCTAGATCTTAGCTTAAAGGGAGGTATTGATGATTTAGTAGACATCAAGGAATGGATAAATAAATACTTTGCATTAGAAGTAGAGGAAATATACAACGGAGTACAGTTTAAAAATAAAAATAATGAGCTGCTATTCATATCAAATGATGGAGCTATAAGTAGTAACAGTATTTATAAAAACATCAAGAGTGATGGAAGAAATGATGCGCAAGTCATGGACTTAGAGGAATTAACTAAAGAGGAGCTAAAGGAAATTAAAAAGCACATATTTAGATTTGCATCACCTGAAAAAACAATAAGTATTTTAGGTACAATAATAAACAATATGGCGGTAGATCAGTGTAGAAAATCCAAAAATAAGTTACACCACCTTTTAATTATTGGAGAATCAGGAAGCGGTAAAAGTACAATCTTGGAAAATGTAATTGCGCCAATACTAAATTATCCTCAGAAAGAAATAAAGTCCCTAGGATTA